CTTTCTTATGGATCTGACAAGTATAGAAATTAGACCTAACGTACAAACTTTGTACAAGTTATTAGGTCAAGAACAACTCATGGAGTTTTACTTCGGAGAAAAGATTAACTTTAGAAACAAGTACAAGAATCCTTTCAGATCTGATAAGCATGCAACATGCTTCTTTAAGTGGAGTCAAGGTGGTAATCTTTATTTTATAGATTACGCTACTGAGAAAATCCACTACAACTGTATAGACATAGCTCAAATGAGAACTGGTTACGAGTATCCAGACATTCTCTATAAGATTGAGTCTGACTTCCAACTTAAGAACTTTAGCCTAGAAGACAGGTTAGGTCTTAAAATAGAAGTCGACAGTCTTAAAACAGTTAAACCAGCAGAGGTAAAGCCAGCATCTATTAAAGTTAAACTTACTCGTTTTACACAAAAAGACTTAGAGTATTGGGCACAGTTCGGAGTAACTCCAAGTATCCTTAAGTTTTTTGACATAAGAAGAGTAGACAAAGCTTGGATAGCTGATAACATCTGGTACATTAACAATGACTTTGATCCTTGCTATCGCTACAAAGAGAAAGATAAGTTTAAATTATACCGTCCTTTTGCAGAAAAGAGAGTAAAGTTTAGAACTAATTTCTTCGGAGGCATGCTAGAAGGATACACACAACTCCCTCACAAAGGAAGTATCCTAGTCATTACTAAAGGTACTAAAGATGTTATGACCTTACACTCTATTGGAGTTAATGCAGTTGCAGTAAGAAGCGAAACTACACCTATATCGGAAAATGCCTATGAATTGCTTAGAGCAAGATTCGATAACATATATGTGTGGTTTGATGCAGATAGAGCAGGTATAGAAGGCTCACAGAAAATATCTGAGATGTACGACATACCTGTATTATACCATCATGCAAGTCTAGGTAAGGACATTAGTGACATTTATAAAGAACACGGAAAAGATAAATTAATAAAATTATGCCAAGAGTTAAAGATATTGTAAAAGAAGCTTTAGAAATTGTGTTCACAAAACTCAAAATAGAACCTCTTATGCAAGAGAGTCTATTGAATACAGTAAATTTAAAATCTAAAAACAAAGAGTTCTATCAAAGAAGGATTAATATAATCGATCCTGAAGAGTATGCAAGAAAGAAAAAACTAGCACAAGAAAAAGCTCAGATGGTTAAAGTAAATCTAGCTAAGTTTACAGACTTTGAGCAGACTATTATAAAGATAGTTTGTAACGTCAATAGAATCAGTGTAGAAGAGTTTGTTAAACTAAGCAGAAAGAGAGAGTATGTAGAAGCTAGATTTCAGTTTGCTGCTGTTTTACTTATTCAATTTCACTACACATATACCAAAGTAGGTAACTTACTAGGCAAAGATCACTCTACAATCATTCATTCGATTAGGCAGCATACTGACTTCTACGATGTAATGAACAGCTATAAGGTAAGATATAATCAAATCCTTAACATGGTAGATGATGTTTTTCCTGGTATGATGAATACAGAGATTAGAGCTAATGTTATTGTAGAAACTTTAGATAGTAGCAGAAGACGTAAACGTAGAAAAGAGATTAATGAAAAAATTAGTAAATATTCCAGATGATTGGTATTTACACCTAAGAGATACAATAGAAAGTCCATATTTTAAGAGCCTTGGGGGCTTCATTGCTAAGGAAAGACAAACTAAGTCTATTCTTCCTTACAAAGATGAAGTCTTCAAGGCTTTTAATTTAACCCCTTTTCAGAAAGTAAGAGTGGTTATCTTAGGTATGGATCCGTATCCAGGTAGATACAAAGGAGAACCTACAGCACATGGCTTAGCTTTCAGTCCTAGAAATAAAGATCAAGTTCCTCCTTCTTTAAGGGTTATGTATAACAAGATTAAAGAAGATATTTATCCAGACGAACTATCATTTCCTATTGACATGGACCTAGAAGCATGGGCTAAGCAAGGAGTTCTCTTAATTAACGCAGCTTTAACTATCGAAGAAGGTAAGTCAGGTTCTCACCTAGCTCATTGGACTCAATTTACAGAAGCTGTATTCAAAACTTTAAACGAAAGCACCACAGGACTTATTTTTTGTTTCTGGGGTAAAGACGCTTTAAAGTTTGCTCACCTGATTGATGATAAATTTCATCACGTATTAGTAGCATCTCATCCTGCAGCTGCTCTATACGCTGGAGGTAAGTGGGAATGTAACCACTTTAAAAGAATAAACGAAATATTAATGGCCAGTAATCGTGATGATATAGACTGGCTACAAAACTTAAAATAAAAAATATGAATTGGCAAGATTTCGAGACATTAAGTCATTTAGAATTTAAATCTAAATTAATAGAACACTTTACTGAAAGAGTAAAACAAACCAAACTAATGGAACAAAGCACCGAGTACGAATATTGTGAAGTACAAGGTAGAATTAAAGAACTAGAAGAACTACAAAACTTTATTGAAACATTTAAAAGACCAGCCTTATGAACAAACAACAATTATTAGAAACCTCCAGGACTAACTGGACAGTAGACAAACGTGAACTAGTAGGTCCTAACGGAGAACCTACTCCTGCTTTTGGTATCTTCAGAGGAGATACTAACAAGTGTTTAGGTATCGTAGGATCTAAATATGTTCCTACACAGAATGAAGAAATCTTAGACATGCTTTTAGAAGCTGCTGCTAGGGTTAATATCTCAGGAGAAAGAGGTGGTTTCTTAGGAGACGGCCAGAAAGTATACTATCAATTCCCTCTAACTGATGTTACTATCGGTGGATCTGACAATAAGAGGTTTCTTACAGCCCTTACTTCACACGATGGTAGTGCTCCTATTGGCTTCGGAGCAACCAATGTGACAGTTGTATGTGCTAACACGTTTTACATGGCTCTAAGAGAGTCTCAGAGGGTAAGACACACTAAGAACTCTCACGGAAGATTAGCTATTATCATCTCTCAACTACAAAACTCTCTTACTCAAGAGGAGCAATTTGTTGAGAAGTTAATCGAATTGAGTAAAATTAACATTCCTGAAGTAGTTACAGACGATTTTATCTTAGGTATTATCGGAGGTGATGGGGAAGCTTCTCGTACTAAGAATCGTATCTTAGATTTCAAACAAGCTATTGCTACTGAGTATAACACTCATGGTAATACAGCTTATGCTTTGTTTAATGCTACTACTCGTTTCACTAACTATATGATGGGACACAAGAGTATAGAGCATAAGCGTGAGTCTTTGATCCACGGAACAGCTTACAACATCAACAACAGAGGCTTAGAATTAATTTCTGAAACCTACACTCCTTTACACGAAGCTAGATTAACTTTGTAATTCTCTTGCATGCCAAAAAAGATTAGGGGGTCAACAGATCCCCTTTTCTTTTAGTTATATTTGTACACCATGTTAAAGAGAACAATCAAGAAAGTTCCTGTAAAAGGAAATCCCGAAGAAAGAGACTTGCAGAAGCCTTGCTCTGAGTGCGGTAAAGTAAAAGCTATCGCCAACAAGACTAAAAGACTTTGTGCAGGATGTGTAGTAAAAGAAAAGAAAGCTAAGCAAAAAGTCCGCAAAGAAATCAAACGTAAGATCAAACAAGAAACTATTACTCAAACCAAGTTAGATCAAATAACATCATGGTTAGTAAGAGGTGCACACATCAATAAGTGCCATGCTTGTGAAATTACTCTAGATCCTAAAGGACTTCAATGTGCTCACTTTGTAGGTAGAACTAAAGTATCTACTCGTTATCACTTAACTAACTTATTGCCAGCTTGCCCTAAGTGCAATCTTTATACCCCTCATCACGTATGGAACTTAGGTAAATCCCTAAACAAGATATGGGGAGAAGATACCACAGAAGACATGCTACAACTTTCGAATAAGATTCTTAAGTTAAGTAACCACGATAGAAAGCTTATCTACGATGTGTACAGAACCTGCCTTACCGATATTGAACAAGGCAACTACTCACAAGAACAGAAGTATGAAAAGCTTAAACAGGCTTTAAATGATTATAACAAGATAGTAGGACCCATTTTAAAATGATATATCTAGTTACCAAACAAGATATCTCCTTACCCGACATTACCCTTACTACAGTACAAGAGTCCCTCGAATACTTAAACAAGTTAGAGTGGATAGGTTTGGACACAGAGACCTCAGGTTTCGATCCTTACACTACTAAACTGTATACTCTTCAGTTAGGAGATAACGATGTTCAATACGTAATAGACTTAACTACGATTGACATCAACGAATACAAAGAGTTATTAGAGACTAAGGGTCTTATTGGTCATAACTTAAAGTTTGACCTAAGATTCCTTTATCATTATAGGGTAATTCCAACAAAGGTATACGATACCTTCTTAGGAGAAAAAACATCTCGCCTAGGTATAGAAAGCCATAGATGCTCACTTGCTGCTTGTGTACTACGTCATTGTGGAATCATACTAAGCAAAGAAGAGCGACTAAATATTACAGGTAGACTTACTGAAGGTTTCGTAAAGTACTCTGCGTATGACGTAAAGTATCTACACGAATTAAAGGACAAACAAGAATTCTTACAGCTAGCAGATGGTACCTCAGTGTCCATTGATTTGGACAATAAGTTTGTATTAGTACTAGCCTACATCGAGTATTCAGGAATGAAACTAGACGTAGAGCAATGGACAGCTAAGATAAACAAAGTACAAGCCATAGCAGATGAAGCTGAAGCACAGTTAAACCAATTCATCCTAGATAATAAGATGGAAAAGTTTATCGACTCTCAACTTGACCTCTTCTCTTCTTCGACTAAGGTTAATGTGAATTGGAACTCACCTTCACAGGTAGTAGAATTCTTTCAGGCACTAGGTGTAAACACTAAAGTAGTAGAGAAAGGAAAGACTAAAGACACCATTGAAGCTAACCATCTAGTAAAATACAGCTCAAAATACCCCATTATTGAGACTTATTTAAAGTTTAAAGGAGCTCAAAAAGACATAGGGACTTACGGACAGAACTGGATAGATCAAATTAATCCAGTAAGCGGAAGAATTCACACACAGTTTAAGCAGTTGATGAACACAGGACGCTTATCTAGTGGTGGTAAATCAGGAGACGTAAAGAACTTTAACTTTCAGAACATTCCCTCAGACCAAGAAACTCGATCTTGCTTTGTAGCATCAGAAGGAAACACTCTAGTAGGTTGTGACTATACAGGCCAAGAACAAATTGTATTAGTTAACAAGTGTCTAGATAAAAACCTCTTAGAGTTCTATGATAATGACTTGGGTGATATGCACAGCTTTATTGCGAGCAAGATGTATCCTGAGTTAGATGGTATGGATCTTAATGACATCAAAAAGAAACACAAAGATAAGCGTCAATCAGCTAAGGTTGCAGGCTTTGCTATTAACTACGGTGGCTCAGGTATTGGTATTGCAGATCAACTAGGACTAAATGTAGAACAAGGTCAGTCTATCTATGATGCATACTTTAGAGCCTTCCCAGGATTAGCAGCTTACTTTACTGAAGCAAAGAAGTTTGGTGTAGAGAATGGCTATGTTCTTATCTCACCCGTAACAGGTAAAAAGTCTTACGTAGATTACTACGATGAGTTTTCTAAACTTAAGAACGAGATGAACAAAGATTTCTGGGACAGGTACAAGCAGATGAAGAATGCAAACACACCTACGGCTAGAGAGATGAAAGAAAAGGTAAGTCAATTCTTTAGAAAGCGTGGAGACATTGAACGCATGTCTTTGAACTATCCTATCCAAGGTGAATCCGCAGAGATTACTAAGTTAGCTTGTGTGTATTTCTGGACTAAGTATCTAGTACCTAATAACTTATTGTTTAAAGTATTGATAGTCAATATAATACACGATGAGATATTAATAGAAACACCTGAGGAAATTGCGCAACAGGCTGCTGCACAATTAGAAAAAGCAATGGTAGATGCAGGTGCTAAGTTTTGTAAGAGAGTTCCTCTCAAAGCAGATCCTTGCATAGAAAAATTTTGGAAAAAGTAATTATGAAACAAGAAGAAATTTTAAAACTAAGAGAGTTAACCCCAGAGTATTTACACCAAAGATTGGTTACCATAGATAAAAAAATTCATAAATTGAGACTTGAAGGTCAACAGATTAGAATGATTATTAAATCTCTTAAGAAAAAATAAACTATGATAGCAGTAGTGTAATGACAGATGAACAATTAAAAGAAGTAAGAAGAACTTATCTTCTTGCTAGAGCAGTTAACACACAGTATCAGTTTATCCGTGAGTTTGTTAATGACGATTTACGGAAAGCAATTAACGAAGCAAAAGCAAAAAATGCTTACTTTATTAAAATTTTAGACGGATATTTGCAGAAGAGAAACGTAAGTAACCAGATAGAAGAAGACGAAGAGTTGGCATTTTTGCTTTTGGAAGAAATAGAAAAGAGAACTAATGATAAATAGAGTTTACATACCTGCAACTCTCTCCCTTAATATAGATGGTAACGTTTATCTTAAGGGAGATAAAGAGTTAATGCAATCATACTTTAAAGAACTTATGAAACAAGATCCGAGTATAGATGTAGAAGTTTGTATTACTAGAATAGATTCTAAGAAAACAAACCCTCAGTTAGCTTATTTCTATAGTACCCTAGTACCTATAGTAAAAGCAGGCTTTGAGTCGCTTACAGGCGAAGTATATAGCAAAGAGGACGTAGTAACATTCCTTAAAGACAAGTACTTCTACGAAGAGACTATGTTCCAAGGACAGTTTATTAAAACTCCTCTATCGTTATCTAACGGTAAGAAGGACGAAGTACATAAGTTTATACAAGATGTGATTTTATTTGCAAGAGAAATCCTGGGAGTGGAAGTACCAGAACTAGACTAAAAATTATGTTATATATTATAGAACCCCGCACAGAATCAGACAAAGTGGAAGCTGTTGGCTCCCCTGATGTCGCACACTCCTACGCTTATGGAGAAAACATGGTCACTTACTATGGAGATGAGTACAGTCAAACTATCCAATTAGGAACTATAGTAAACTGTAATGAAGTAATGTCTATTGTAACTAATGTTCTTCCTATGAAATTTGGAAGAGTTGTTCTTACAGTAGTTCCTGCTTATCCTATTTCTAAAACTACTACAGGTGCTTTAAAACGTTAACTATGGCTAACGATTTTCCTGCTATGGAAGACTATAATGAGGGTAGTCAAGCACTACGCTACAACAAAGGTAAGGCTCAGTGGTCTTTAGTAGATTTTAAGTCTTTAGAACCTATGGTAGAAGTACTAGAGTTCGGAGCTAAGAAATACGCTAAAGATAATTGGAAGAAAGGAATGCCAGCTAGCGAAGTATTAGAGAGTATGTTGAGACATACTTTTAGTTTGTTATCAGGAGAGTCTCACGACAAAGAATCTCTTATCCACCATATAGGACACATACAATGTAATGCTATGTTTATTGCCTATATCTTAAGGGAGAAGCCTGAGTTTAATGATTTGACCCATGAAGATCCAAGTAAGTAACTTTTCCAAACTAACCAAAGGCCAAAGGAATTATCCTTATTGGTTCTTCTATCCTTTACCCATATTAACTTTTAGTCGCACTAACTCTAGAGAGAGGTTTAGTATTCATTTAGGGTTCTTATGGTTTACACTAACTATTAAATTTACGAAGCAATGATTTTAGACGAGGATTATTTATCCAACACAGCACAAAGCCAGAGTAGGCTAAAGAAAATACTTTTACACCCTAATCTTTATATTAACTACGATCCTAATTCTGACATGGATGAACCAGCAGAAGTAACAGTTATAGGTGACGGAGTAGATTTATTATTAACTCAAGGAGAGGATGTTTTCATGGAGCAATTCTATTTTAGTACTGTAGAAAGACCTACAGGACAGATGGGAGACTTTGTATGGCATCTATTTGCTAATCGTAATGATACTATGGCAGAAAACATAGCCTACGAATTAGCAGGATTTAAGCGTGATACTCTTGCTAAGGTGAGAGAGAGATTCGAGAAAGAGGGTAAAGCCTATTATGATGACTTGATTGCTGGAGAAGGAAAGAAAGTAGTAAGTCCTATTCAGTATGCAACCATTCAGAACGTAGCCAACACTCTTAAGATGAGTTCCTTTACTTCTAAGTACGTAGTAGGGAATTCACAGTTTAAAGTATTTACCCAACAGTCTCTTCAGTTTGAATACGAAGGAATTGCTTGTAAGGGTCTTTTGGATTTAGTGGTAGTTGACACAGTGAACAACATCTTATATCCTATTGACCTTAAAACAACCACAACTTCTTTAAACTATTGGGTAGAGATGTTGCTTAAGCACAGATATGATTTCCAAGCAGCTTTCTACACAGAAGCTCTTAAGCAGACAGACCTAAGTATCTACGGAGAGAACTTGACTATACATAACTTTAGATTTATCGTAGAAAGTCAGAAGTATCCAGGTAGTCCTTTGATCTATGAGATGTCAGACAAGCTAATGGATTTAGGAAAGATGGGAGGCACTTACTTAGGTAAGGAGTATGAAGGGTTCCACCAAGCAATTCAACGCTTAAAATGGCACTCAGAAAACGATATGTGGGCATATACAATGGAGGACTACTGGAATGACGGACTTAGAATTGTGTAAAGTGTACTCAGATACTACAAACAATACCACCAAGTTTCTTAGCCCCATGATATTTACATCAGGGGCTAATGCTGCTCGTTTACTTGCTAACTTTGGGTTAGTTAATGTTTACATAGATGATTACGGGTATAAAAGTAAGTACACTAACTGTTTGTTCTTTTTGTTTAAGCCTACAGACAAAGATGCTTTTGAGATGTTTGAAACTAAAATTACAGGATTTGACTCTTTCTACGACTATTATGAAGTAGATAACATGGTTATGTATGTCTTTAGACCTAGTTCTTTATATCATAGAGACATTGAATTGTTTAAGCAAGGTAGGTTTAATGACATGTCCAAAGATTATAAATCTCTTTTACATCGTGATATAAATTTTAAAGACGTAGTTGTAGATATTCCAAAAGAAATCTTTAGATTTGAACTCAGTTTAAGATAGTTTTGAAATTTGTAAAAGATCAATATGACCGATATGACGCTCTAGGAAGGAAACTTACATGTTCCTTCTTAGAAAGTCATGGTTATACAATTGAGCCAAAGGAGGAAGAAGATTACAACATAGACATTGTAGCCTACAAAGACGGTAAAAGATACTTCTTTGAAGTAGAAATGAAAAATACCGCTTTTACTGATATGAATAGTTTTCCATATTCTACTGTTTCTTTTTTAGATAGAAAGAAAAAATTTAGTAAAGATCATTTGTTCTTTTATATAATTATAAGCAGTAAAACATATGCAGCTCTAATTGTAAGATCTGATAAGATTTTTAAAAAAGAGTACTTAGAGAGGTTATATATTAATACGAGAGAAAGATCTGGAGAAGATTATTTCTACAGAATACCAAGAGAACTTTGTAGATTTGTACCACCTGAACAATTTTTAATAAACAATAATGTATAAAATACCTATCATATATAACATGCCTAAGACTGATAAGTCTGAACTTTACTTAGATTTAGCTGTAAGAATCGCTCAAGAATCTTACTGTAAGAGACTCCAGGTAGGATCTTTAATCGTAAAGAACGGAAACATTATCTCTTTTGGGTATAATGGAACTCCTTCAGGGTTTCCAAATGTATGTGAAGAGAATGATACAACCTTTGAATACGTACTCCACTCAGAATCCAATGCAATTACTAAAGCATGCAAGAGTCCTATCAGTACAGAAGGAGCCGTTATGTACTGTACTCATGCATGCTGTGTGCATTGTGCTAAGTTGATTATTCAAAGTGGAATCACTACATTTGTATATCTAGAAGATTATAGAGATAGAACAGGATTAGAACTATTAATAGCAGCAGGTCTAGATGTAATCAAAGCAAAAACAAATTAAAACAATATGGCAATCACAGTAAAAGGACACCGAGTATTACTCAACCGTCCTAAGAGAGAAGAAAGACTCATTCAACTTACACCAGAGATGGAAGAAGAGTTGAACATGAAAGAGTTGGCTAACCTTAAGCGTTTAGAAGTATACGCTCTCGGAGAAGAAGTAACCAACGTAAAAGTAGGAGACTTCGTTTATGTAAACATCATGTACCTTCAATCAGCAGAGTTAGTTGAAGTAGAAGGAGAAGAAAAGATCATGGTAAGTGATCGAGACATTGCTATCGTTTGGTAATTAAAAAGACAAATATGTTATTCTATTACACAGAAAAAGAAAAAGTAGAGAACGGTGAAGAGATGGAATTGATCATCAAGAAAGGTTTCTCTTTTAACATCCACAAGGTTCTTATGACTTACCCTACAGAGAATGGTTTAGCCGTTGTCTTAGAAGGTAACGCTGATAAACTTAACCCTGTAGACTATCAATACAAAATTGATCCTGCAACTAAGCAAAAAGTTCCAGTAAAAATCACTAAATTTGAAATCACAAGTGAGCCAATCGTAGTAGAGCTGAAAGTAAAAGAAGAAGTTCTTGCTTTCTTAGCTGCTACAGGAGGACCACAAGCGATGTAATCATAGTTTTAGTTTATTTAGTTTTAGTTTTTAGTTATTTAGTTTACCAACCAAAAGAAAAGGGGCTCTTAATAGGGCCCCTTTTTTTATAATCTTATTACTCTTGGATGTTCTATCCCGTTTGCTATGACGACATCTAATCCTAGTATACTTTCTATCACAACATCGTCTTCTTCCTCTACTCCCATTTCTTTTAATAGATCCTCAAACTGATCCTCTGTAAGCAGTACCACATTAGGTCTTACTGCTAACCCATCCTTCTCTGAGTCTAAATAGAACTGGTTTATAAGTTTATCTATATCTGCTATCTTAATCATCTTAATTTTATTTAAAGCGAATATAAAACGAATATATTAAATCCGTATCTTTTTCTACTAAATCAAACGAAACTCCTGGATAACCAGGACCAAAGTTATTCATTATCCACTTAGAAGAGCCGTACATAGACAATACATTCCTATATCTAAACTTGTAAACTTGCTGCATGCTCTCTGTATGTAGGTCACCTTTTACTATTGAGATGTTTTTATTCTCTCCTAAATTGTGGTGATCTATATACTTGTTAAGGAAATTTTCTGCTTTCTCAGTTAAGAAAAGGGGAAGACCATGCTTAAGATCCTCAGAGTCTTTTCCATGAGTAAAAATAAATGTATGTTTTCCATAGTCAAAATGTTCTAAGAACTTCTCCATTATCGTTACTTTGATAAAAGGATAAGCCGTATTTAAATAAAGAGTTAGTGCTTGGTTAGTTATGTAGCCAAAAGAACCTGAGTGGTTATCTTCTGTCTGCATAATAGCATGAATGTTATTAGCTAGGTTTTTTTCTACTAAAAGATCAAAGAATCGCTTATGAGCATAAAGATAAGTCATAAAAGACTCCTTATTGTTCATGTTCTGGGGAAGTGCATGTCCTCCTCTAGTAGTATGACCATTCCAACCATCTAATGAATCTCCTAAATCACAAATAAAAAGATCTTCTAACCTTCCATAGGTCTTTACTTGCTTCTCTATCTCTTCTAATACTCTCATCATACGTACTTCGAAGACATCTTCGTTGTACTGATTGTTGAAAATAGAGTTAGGATGAGTAAGAGCACCTACGTGTTTGTCACTCATGTAGACGAATAAGCCTCTCTTAGACGCTATAGGAGACTTTCTAGGTGTTGGGTACGGAGTTATATTAGATTCTAGAAAAACCTCTCTGAGAACGTTCTCTATGTCTTGAGGAAAAGTATCCTCAGGCTTTATAGAAGCAAATAAGGCTGACACTAGCCAACCTGATTGTTTTTCTTTACTCCAATATTGTACTAATCTCCACTTAGATCTATCTATTTTGTGGATTTCGATGATTTCTTCAGAAGATCTAGGCTGAGTAGAAACTAGTTTAGATACCTCAAGGGTACCTTTATCTAGATTCTCATCATAAGTTCCTGTAATTTGTGTAGGTTGATCGTTAGGCGTTAAAGGTTTATCTGCACCCAACTTATACATAGCAGTTCTTTTTAAGTCACGAACTCGCTTAGCTCTTAGTTCATTATATACTTCTGGTTGGTAGTTGAAACGAATAGCAACTTCTAAAGCTGACTCATCCGTATTTGGATTATCCATGTAGTGTTGGATAATCTGTTTTGAGATTGGCATCATAGGCTGGTAGGTTAAAGTATTAACCCTATGGTTAACAAAGCTATAGCAAATAACCCGCCTTTCAAAACGTTCTTTAAAGTTTTAATTGTTTCTGCTTGAGACCTAACTTTAGTATCTAAGCGAACTATCTCTACTTTAGCGGTATCTAAAGCCTTTTTATAGTTAGGGATAATAGAATCTTTATACAAGGATAACTGAACGCTATCTGTCTTGATAATCTTCTTAAGACTTACTACTCTCTCACGTGCTTGAATTCCTTTTAGGAACTCATCATTCAACTCCTTTAAGGGTAAGCTGTCTACTGATTGTGAGTAAGAATTTTGTGCCGTCAATATCAGGCATAGTGTCAATAGCAATCTGAATTGTGTCATACTTTAGGGTGATTTGTTCGTAACGGAAATACTCTTCGTGCTTTATATGTTCTAGAGAGTCAATCTTTTCAAAGTAGGTATCGTTTTGTTTATCTATAGAATCAATAAAAGATATTACTTGGTTAGTATCTTGTTCCTGTACATACTCATACTTAAAAAGTAAGTAAGCAATGATGAAGAAAAAGATAATATTAAGTTTAATCGAGAGGTTTTTCATTATCGTGGTTAAATTTATGTTGATCTATCTTTGCTAAGATCTGAGATAGTACACTGTTGTTTATTACTCCTACTGTGTTAGCATTTTTAAGAGCACTAATAAGTTGGAAAACAATAAAAGGAGCACAGAAAGTTTCTGAAAGCCAGAACGTACCATCAAATCCTTTCTCTACCATTAAGATAGCAGAAAGAATCATTACCCAAGCAAACAAAGTCTGAAGTACTTTAACTGCTTTTCTTGTTTGAAAACCAATCTTCTTAGTACCTGCCCATACACCAAAAAATCCATCTACAAATACAACAGCAACAATCGCTAAGTATTGTTCTGCGTTATCTGCAGTTAGATTTAAAAAATATGTGCCCAAAAAGGCACATACTGTGGTGATAGTTACTAAAAGGGTCTTCATCAATTAAGCGTTGTAAGCAATAATAGATCCTGAAGCAAGTGTTATAGAAGAGATAGTTGTTCCTTTAGCTACGCTAATCTTCATTCCTGGTGCCAAAGTAACTCCTGAAAGACCTAAGCTTGTCATAAGACTAGCTGCGTTCTGATCCAAGATAGCACTAACTACAGCTGATGCGTTAACAACAAAGTACTGAAAAGTACCTGTAACTGGTGATGTGCCTGAGATTACTTTACTGCCGTTCATACCTGCTTCCGCAGTTACGCTAGCGTTGATGCAACAAAGTTGACCTTCGATGTGACGAAGTTTCTTTGATTGCTCTCTGAGAATGTCATGTGTTTCCATAAATATTTATCTTTACGACTGTTAAGTCCGACCTTAGTCCGTATAACAAAAATACTTTAATTAAAAATAAAGTCAAGTTATTCTTCCTCAGGCTCAGGGGTAATATCTAGTCCTCTTCTGTTTCCAATTATATCCATGAAAGGATAAGCAATAGAAATTCCTTCTTCTGTATTTCCTTCCTTAATATCTTCTACTCTACTTCTGTAAGAGTCTCTAAGTTTAACTAACTTATTCTCTAGACTTGCAGGTACAGGTTCTCCTTTTGCTTTATATCCTCTTATCTCTTCTTGAATTTCTTTAAGTTGTTTCTTAAAGAATTTCTTTTCTTGAGCTAAGCGAGTTCTTGTAGGCATAATCTCAAGACCCTCGTGATCTTTAGTGTATCTAGTCCTAAGTTCTTTGGTATAAGTTTTAGGAGCATAATCATTAAATGCTCTGTTCTGAAACTCTATAGACTTAGGACCAATAAACGATCCTCTAAGTCCTAAAAATTCCATACCTAAAACGGCTAATCCAATCTGTCCTGCTTGCATAGGATGAGTTTTATCCCAATCTACTTGATTAGAGTTAGACTTATAACGATAGTAAGGATCTGAAGTCCACAAATCTTCATCTGTCCAGAATTTTTTCCATACACTAAAAGGACCTAAAGCTGCCCAACCAATCTTCTCAAAGATAGATACACCGTTTGCTTGTTCAGAAATGTAAGTAAACTTCATTTCATTCATACCCCAAAGAGTGAAGACACCTTCAGCTTCGTTTGTAGTTCTCTTTAATCCTAAACAAACATAGTCTTTCCAATCTGCTTCAGAATCCTCTTCACAATCCATTGCAAGAGACATCTGAATAATTAAGTTAGCAAGAACTGTGTAAGTACCTAAAGAAACTGCAAACTGTTTTAGACCTGCCTGTTGTACTTCTGAACTAGTTGACCAAGTCCTAACAAAGTTTCCTTTATCCAACAATACAACATCTCTGATAAATCTCATTGCTGCTTGGTGTGAACCTATTGTACGAATACCTGCACCATAATGTACAGTGTCTGATCCCCAAGTAGTTTTTAAATCAGGTATAACCCACTTCTTCAAGAACATAAGAGACCTAAACCAAGCATTCTTCATTGCAGTAGGCTGAGCTTCAACAGAATAAATACCTTGTGCCCTTTCGTTAGCCAACTGAATATTCATTCTTACTTGTTGAATAAAGTTAGGATCTACGTCTACGTTGTTTTTAGGCTGTATAACGCCATTTACTAACTCGAATGCATCTTTTAGTGGTATTGTAGTAGTTGATCCTTTTAAGGGCACTCTGTACTTGTTTAAGAAAGCATAAGTCGTTACAGCTGATATGTCAAATTCAGTAAAATCCCTAAGCGTAGAAATTGCTTTCCATGCTTTACCATACTTAACCAAACCTTTGTTGTTAATTTCACTTGCTTGGTTAGCCATAGACTGAGTACCTGTAAAGTAATCCACTAAAGAAACTCTATAACTCTTATTACCAAATTGATTATAGGTTGAATAAAACTCTTTACTAACTCCTAGAGTATCTCCAAAGGCTTTTGCCATATCCTTAGCTGTGATATGATAAAATCCAAGCTGAGAGAATATCTTAAGATAACCGTTTATCCAGTTTTGTGGTAAAGTTAAAAGACTAAAACCAAGAGTTTTAAATCCTGCTAAACTAGAAACACCACTAATAATACTATTGGTTCTACGTAAAAGCTTAGAATCATTTTTGTCTTCAAGTACTTTACCATAAAGTTCTCTGTCTACTAAATCTCTAATTACTTTAGAAGAAAGAGACTCAGACTTACCTTGGTTAAACACTTCTTCCATAGTAAGGACTGTAGACTGATACTTACGCATTACTTTAAATCTTTCAGAAGAAGTAGCGTAAGAAGCCATAGAAGTCATAATATCATAAGACTGTTCTTCTATAGGAAGAGTACGAGCATAACGATTGAATAGTCTTCTAGACTCTCTTACTACGGGATCACCAAACGCATCTGTTTGATAAGCGTCTCCGTAGATATCTTCTTCCTCAGAGAAAGCCTCACGATCACCTGTAAACCAGTTCTTAATTCCTTTAAAGAATTGTTTGATGGTGTTTGCTTTAAGTTTAACTAAGTCTATAAACTCTCCCCTAGTCTTTCTCATACCAGGAATCAAATCTCCTAACTTATCTTTTTGATACAGACCTTCTTGACTACGGTAGTGGAGTTCTCTCATTCTACCAAGTAAAGCTTTCTGATTGTTTGATAAATTATTGTAAGCAGAGTTATAGTAAGGACCACCTGTTACTGATTTAAAAGTAACTTCTCCTGGCTTATAGTTATCGTTTTTGTATTTAGGACTAACTACAGACTTATACCACAAAGAAGAAGGAGCATCAGTCTCAATATATTTAGGATCGTTAGGTCTAGTAACTCTCCACATAAATATAGGCTCTTGTACTGCTACTACACCTCTAATCTCAGGGTCATATCTATACTTAGTAATGTGGTTATTCTTATACCAGTCAGAGTTTTTAAATCTAATGTTAGTCTCACGTTCAACAGAGTCTACATCCCAATCAGTGTGTTCTGTAAATACTCTAGTTCTGATTGCTTTTAATTGATTGTCTACAGCGTTAGTATAGTATTCAGAGTTTACATTGCTTTGAAGGGCTTGTAAATCCTGTATTAGTTCTCCTAGTCTTCCCTTTACAGCATCACTTAAAGGACTATCTTGCTTAAGCAAAGCTTTAATCTCTTCGATCTGTTCTTCTACTTCTTTTGCTTTCTTTACTTGTTTGTCTGTAATACTTACAGGATTGTAAACCCCATTAGTATCTCTTGTTCCTAATAAAAGATTAAACAACTCAGAGTACATATCACTTAGAGAACCTCTGTCGCTAAGTAATCGCTGAATTTCGTCTAAAATATCTTTTCTTGTATCGTAGAACTCTTGAGTGTAAACAGTTCTTGTGTAGATACTCGCCCAGTTATTGTAAGCTTTATGTGCATCATCTCTTTGTTGAGTAGTCTTTGCTGCTGCTAAAGATTTAGCTAACTGTGCTTTCTTATCTACTAGCATCCTTTCAAACACAGCTTTACTGTCGGAAGTAAGAACAAAACTTACAACGTTAGCAGATCTTTTACCTTCTTTCCAAGCCTGAATAGCTAAAGCATCTTCTAAAGGTTTTCCCTCTTTAAGAGTTCCATCTTCTGTATAAAGTCTTTCTAACTCGTAAAGCTCTTGTTCTTTGTCTCTTAAGCGTTCTAAGATTTCGTCCTCAATGATACCTGTACCAAACTCTTCTCTAATTGCTGCAAGTTCTTGGTAGATTTGATTACGTTTAAACTTAATATCATCTGGAAGAAGTTTTTGAATCTCGTAGTAGTCGTCTGTAAATGGACGCTCTGTGTATTCCTCGTAGAATTTCTTAAGATCTTCTTCTGCTTGTTCTCTGATTTCTTCGGTTGCTCCAAAATCAATTGTATGCTTTAACTCAGTAATTCTGTTACCTAACTCAACTGTTTTAACTTCTGTGTTAAGCGAAAGAACTTTTTTGTCTTTAACTAATTGACCATCAATGATTTCATAAAGAACTGTTTCTCTAATGAAAGGTTCAAAAAACTTTTTAGTATCTAATGCAGAACCTATAAATCCTCCTTCACTAGCAGCAACATCATCCATAAGATCTTGCCACTCACTAGCTATAGGCTTTAAGTTTTCTTGAAACTCGTTATTAATACTTCTTATGTAGTTAGCAATCAACTGAACTCCTGGGTTCTTTGTTCCCATTGCAGAGTCAATAGCTAAGTACCAAGGAGAGTTAGTGTCTGCTAAGAACTTTTTAATGTTCTCAGGAGTAAGCAAACTATCTTGCTTTTCTTTTTCTAACTCTTTGATTCTCTTAGTAATAGTAGCAGTTTGTGTCCTTGACTTTAACTTTTCTATATCTCTATTGAAAGAATCTTCAATGTCTTTAGACTGTGCCTTAAAGGTATCAGCAAGTTCAGTTATTACAGGATCAACAATCTTATTGTTATGACCATTCTTAATAGTAGCAATTGCTGTACGCATCCAAGAAAGGTTCTTAAGGAAAGCATCCTTCTGGACTTCACTACGCATCATCTCATCTAAAGCACGAGTAGTAAACAAGGCTTCTATCTTCTTAACATGTTTCTCAATAGCTAAAGCTTGCTTATAACCTCTATGCAAGTCTCCTAGCTTTTTACCAGAAGGGATAGTAGGATCTTCTAGAATGTTGTTTAAGTGACGAACAACTCCTGTTAAGTAAAGTGCATTGTACTGTAAGTAATCTGCAAGTTCTAATACAGAGGCGGCTACATCTTCTTTAGTTACAATGTTCTTAACTTCTTTGATAGCAGCTAATGCTCTTTGGAGAGACTCACTACCTAAGCCTAAGTATTTGTTTGTGTCTAAGATCTTTTTAAATTCAGTCTCACTAATAGCATTAGCGATTACTTGTACTTTTTCTGCGTAGTCTTGGAATACAAAAGGATCATTAGGCGAAATCTTTACATAGCTAGTAAGTGCATCAACTTCTTCTGCAGGAACAATCCTTTGGAACATATAATCACTTACTGCTTCTTCGTTGAACTCTGTCTCAAAAGCAACACTAGGATCTACTAAAGAGTCTACTAAACTAGACATAGCTAACTGTTCAGTACTTCTTCCTCCTAGGTCTTTAATAAGAGATTTAAACCAATCAAGTACCTTGTCAAACAAACTTCTGTTTTCTTTTCTAGCAGCTTGTCTTCCTAACTCAGTTACGATAACTTCTTCCCAGAATGAATCTGTTCCTAAGTACTCAGGATAAGAAGCTTCTACATGAGAATACGAAGAAGAATTAGGAGTTTCATTATGTAAAGTTTCTACTTCTTTCTTAAGCTGTTCAAATAGTTCAGGATTAGATTCTCTGATTCCTCTAACTACAAAGTGCCCGAACTCATGCCAAGGAGTATCTTCTTGTATAAGAGTAGGATTAATTTCTATCTGTCCTGTAGCTAAGTTTACTTTTGCTACCTCAGGTATTTCAGTGTTCCACTTCCAAGTAACTCCAGGAAATTTAGAAACCAATCTATTTAGTAACTTAGTATAGTTTTTAATCTGTGGGTCTTTAAGGGCTTGAGTTAATGCAAATCCTTTTTGGAACATTGATCCTGTGTAAGCATAAACTTCTCCGTCAATGACTACCTCGTTTGCAGATTCTAATTTCTCCATGATAGCAGCCTTCTCTCTACGAATAGCATCATGAATATCCATTAGTTCTATCTCTGCTCTCATAGATTCTTCTTCTAGGAACTCTACTCCCTCTACTAGTAAGGTAGCATAACGACCACTTAAGTCAAATTCTACGTAGACTTCTCCATTAGAATCTTCTCTTGCATAAGCAGGAGAAGCATCAGTTACTAAAGGATACATTTTATTTATGTCTGAAGCTAAACCTGCCGCATAACCATAAAGAACTTTACCTCCTTTAACTGTTTTGGTAGATGATAAGTAAATTTTGTTATCAGCTACTCTTACAGACTCTCTACCTTCTATTGCTTTTACTACAGTATCAAACTGTTTCTTAGCTACGTATTGTTTCTTATCTGCGATACTATTAAGTTTCCAGTACTCAGGATCCATTTGAGACTCTTTAAGGAAGTCATACTGTCTCTCTAAGCGAATAAATCTGTCAGATACAAACTTAGCATCCTTCCTACTAAACATAGTAGTAGGCATACTAATAGGCATAGTAGAAGTAGCTACAAACTTTTTAAACCCATCTATGTCTTGTTTGTTTCCTAATATATGTATCTGTTCTGGTTCAAATACTACATACTCTTTTTTAAAGTTTTCTGGATTATACCCATCCCTGTCTCCAATTAATTGTAAAGCATCTTCTTGAGTAGCTTCTATAATAAAACCATCATTTGTGTTTTTATAATTTTCAACTTTTCTATCTACGAAATCAGTTACTTTAGGATTTTGCATATTAATTAATAAAGCAACAGTTGTCATCAGGTCATTACTGCCGTCTTCTGCCATTTCAGCCATCAAGTCTGCTTGATCTCTAGTACCAGAGTAGAAACCATTTTTCCACCTATCTTTATTTTTAATGTTATCAATAGTAAATCTACTGTGATAAAGAATATCTTTTACTTTACTTCCAGGAAAGATAGAATCTAAGTACTGAGAGTATTGTTGAGGTGTACCTATGTTAACTAACTCAGGGTTAGACTCAAACAATTCAGACACTCCATCTCTTATAAATGCAGTAGATAGGTTATAGTACTTAGCAGGAACATCTCCCTGATACTTATCCCAGAGATAATAAGCATACTCTGGGACTATAGATTGGAGAGACTCAAACTGAGCTTTTATAGTAGGATCTGATAGGTTAGGACAAAACATAGTTAATGGCTTAATACAAATATAGTTTATTTAAAATTTAATCAACAGTTTTTACTTAGGTTGTTATTGATCTCACGTAGACTGTTGAAGGAATCTTTCAGTGCAAAACTGTTGTCTACTGGTAACTCTAAAGTTAACTGTTGGGATACAGGACTAG